ATGAAGACTGGCGATGCACCATGGTTCATGCGTACATGATGGGGTTCGGCGGAACACTGGAACAAGTCGGCGCGGCCGTTGGCCTGAAAGAAGATGCGAAACGCAGCTACGGTAAAGAACTGATTAAATTTTTCTCCGTTCCCGTACCGGAGCGCCAGCGTAAAAAAGTCGGCGGGATGTTCCGCATGCCGGAAGATTACCCCGACGAATTTTTCATGTACTGCGTCTACAACGTCATGGACGTGGCGGCGGAAATGGGCATCAACTCCCGTATTGACCAGCCGGAAAAATACCCCATCCCGAAATCAGAGTGGGCGACATACGCCATTGACCAGGAAATCAACGATCGCGGTGTGCCAGTAGATCTTAAAATGGCGCACAACGCGATTGTGCTGAAAGACCGGCGCAAGGAAGAACTGGTTGCGGAATTGCGCGAGATCACCCGACTGGCAAACCCCAACTCCACTACGCAGCTACTCCCTTGGTTGCAAGCCCGTGGCTACCCTTTCCCGGACTGTAAAGCAGCATCGGTAAAGACCGCGTTGAACCGTTTTTCTCACAAGATGACGGAAGACTGTATCGTCGTTCTGAAAAAGCGGAAATGGGCAGCGTCCACCAGCCACGGGAAATACACCACAATCGCTACCGCATCGCGCGCCGGTAGGTTCCGCTACTCTCTGCAAATGGCTGGTGCGCAGCGCACCCAACGTTGGGCCGGTCGTAAAGTCCAGACGCAAAACCTACCGCGAACACCGAAATCATTGGAGCCTAAAGACGGCGATTTTCGCAAACTCAATACCGCTACTGAGATAATCCGGAACGGCCGGTACGACGAACTTTCGTTGTGGATGCAGGAGCCAATGGAAGCGATTGTTGGTTGCATCCGTTCCACATTCCGGGCAGAAGAAGACCACGAATTTCGCGTATGCGACCTGGCATCCATCGAATCGGTAGTAATCGGATGGCTATCAGATTGCAAATGGTTCCAGGAGGTTTTGTCCAGCGGCAGGGACATCTATAAATCGTTTGCCATGCATCTGTACGACAAGGCATACGAAGAGGTAACGAAAGCCGAACGCTCCATGGCCAAACCGGCAACCCTCGGTTGCGGCTACCGCCTTGGAGGCGGAGCAGAGACAGAAACGTTCACTCGTACCGGCTTGTGGGGGTACGCGGAAAACATGGGCGTTGAAATGACCCAGGAAGAAGCGGCGGAGCACGTTAAGGTATTCCGCGAACTTTGCCCTGAAATCGTCGATTTGTGGGACGACCTGGAACAAGCAGCGTTCAAGTGCCTCAAGACAAAACAGCCGGTTCAATGTGGCCGCGTGACGTTCGAATACCGCAAACCATTCCTGGCGATTCGCCTCCCGTCCGGCCGCCGGTTGTGGTATTTCGATCCGAAAGTTTTGCCTGTTACCCGCAAATTCAAGAACAAAATCCGTGTACTGGAACACGGCCGGTACGTTACGAAGTGGGAAGAAACGAGCTACACGAAATATCAGTTGTCATACATGGGCATGGACCAGAAGACCCGCAAATGGTCACGTCAGTATACCCATGGCGGAAAACTGGTGGAAAACATCGTTCAGGCCATTGCCCGCGATGTTCTGAAAGCGGGGATTATCCGCGCTACGCGTGACGGCTTCAAAATCGTTATGCACATCCACGACGAGATCGTCTCCCACGAACGCAGAAACGACGATTACCACACGCAGGAACGTCTGCAGATGCACATGACCGCGCCGATTAAATGGGCACCCGGTATGCACCTTGGCGGCGCTGGATGGTGTGGTCCGTTCTACATGAAGGACTGAATATGGCTACCGACCCGTTTGGAAAGAAAAAACAGGTTCGCGAATCGAAAGTGGAAAAGGACATTTGTCAGTTCGCCGAGTATTACGGATGGATGCAGTTCAAAATCGTTAGCCCGGCGTTCAACGGCATGCCTGACCGCGGGTTTACACGCCTGACAGAAGGCCGCAGCGAATTCATCGTGGCGGAGATAAAACAGTTAGGGAAACGGCCTACAAAACTGCAGCAGATACGCGCCCGTGAACTTCGCGCCCACGGGGTAGAAGTCCACTGGTTCGATAACTTAGAGGATGCCAAAAATGTATTTCGACGCTGAACGCCGGATTGCCGAGGCTATCCTTTCAGACGCCAATCACCACGGATACCAGAAAGAGGCGATTGAATTCGCCATGCGGGTAAAAAAGTGCGCGCTATGGATGGATTTAGGCCTGGGTAAATCGGGTACGTCAGGAAAAGTAATTGCCGAAACCCTGGCTAACCTGGAAATAAACCGCTGGCTCATCATCGCACCGCTTCGGGTTTCGCGGGTGACATGGCCAGAAACGTTTTCCGAGTGGTCATATCTTGCCGGGCTGGAATATACGGTGCTTTCCGATGACCCGGAGACGAGCAAAGAAACGAAGACGGATGCGGTTATCCGTCGTTCCCGCAGCAGCAGAACATCGGTTGACATGGTTAACATGGAGATGGTGCCGGTGCTGGTGGACTACTGGCGCAGGAATTGGCCATACGACGGGGTGGTGATAGACGAATCCAGTAAATTCAAAGATCATAAATCGCAGCGTTTCAAAAAACTGGCGCTGGTGTACCCGTACATCGAAAGGCTGATAGAGCTGACAGCTACACCGGCATCGGAAGGATACGAGAGCCTTTTCTCGCAGATAGCGTTGCTGGATGCCGGGGAACGTCTCGGCAAGGTGATTACGCATTACCGGGAAGAATATTTCAGCTACGACCCGTATAAGCGCAAATACACCATAACGGAGAAACGTAAGCGGGAGATAGACGAGAAAATCGCAGATATCGTTCTGGTGCAGCGCGCCGCTGACCATCTGCCGGATCATAAAGAGCCGTTTTTCGTCGAACACAAACTTCCGATGACCAGTGAATTCCAGCAGCAGTATGAAGACATGGAGCGTGAAAGTGTTCTGGAACTGGGAGACGTCGAAATCGTCGCGGATAACGCCGCAGCCGTGTGGGGCAAATTGCTGCAAATGGCCAGCGGAATGGTGTATGAAACGTGGAAGGAGAAGCACCCCACACGCGAAGGTAAAATGGTCAACAAGCGCCGGCCCCATCACCTTCATGACGAAAAACTTGACGAACTGGAAGAGTTGCTTGACCAGTTAGACGGGAAGCCGTTACTGCTGGCGTACCACTGGGAAGAGTCACTGGAACGTATTAAAAAACGTTTTCCATGGGCGACGATACTTGACAAAGAAGGGAAATATAAAAAGCCGTGGGACGCCGGTAAAATACGCATGCTGATAGCACATCCGCAGTCTGCCGGTCATGGGCTTAACCTGCAGAAAGCAACGAATGAGATGTGTTTCTTCGACCTGCATCCTTCCCTGGAAAACTTTCTGCAGATCATTGGCCGTCTTAACCGACAGGGGCAGAAAGAGCTTGTTCGTGTTCACCTCCTGCTGGCGAAAGGGACGTATGACATGCGCGTATGGGAGTCGCTGAAAACCAAACAGGATGGTGAAGAAGCGCTCAAAAACCGCATTTCGTATATCCAGCGCCGGGAGCGCCAGAAACGAGAGAAAGCCAACGCGGAAGCGGCTAAAGCTGAAATGGCCATGGCCGACGAAGACGATATGCTGTAACCTTCGATTGCAAAAGCAAAGACGTTCGCCGTAAATTATCGGCAACGTCTTTTTTCATTGAAGGAATCCCATGGCTAAGTCAGACGAAATTAAAGACATCAAGGATGCCGGCCCGGATGAAAAAACGCGGTCGATGATCCACGAAGGCTGTTCAATATCGCAGTTGTCGGACATTTTTGACCGCGACCGCCGAACCGTAACCAAGTACATCCATGATGCCGGGGTACGCCCATGCGCCACGCGAAACGGTCATCCCATTTACAGACTGCGAGACGTCGCCGGGTATTTATGCGACATCAATCCGGAATTTATCGAACAGCGTATTCGCACGATGAACCCGCAGGATCTCCCGGCGCTTCTGTCGAAGGAATACTGGAATGCGCAGCGGGCGCGCCAGTCATTTCTGAGAGAAGAGGGGGATTTGTGGGAGACAACGCAGATTCAGAGTCTGTTAGGGGTATGGGTTAAAAACTTCATCACCAGCGTCAGGCAGGTGCAGGATGCCATTGACCGTCGTGAACTTCTGACGGATAACCAGCGCGAAGTTTTAGTACAGGAACTTGACGGTCTGATCTCAATGACTCGCGAGTCCCTGGAAGACGCTGTTCGTCGCGAGAAGGAAAAGGCGAATGAAGAAGACGAACTCTAAGTTTGAAACGATTTTCGACGTCTTCCTTGCGGCCATTGATACTATCCGGCCGCCGGAGAGGATCACGGTATCGCAATCAGCTTTGAAATACCGGTATGTCTATCAGCCGGGGGCGTATATCGGTAAGTGGAAGAACTCAGAAACCCCGTACATGGTTGAACCGATGGACATGTTCACCAGCAGGGATAAAATCGCACTGGTGCTTATGGCCTCGGCGCAGACCGGTAAAACAGACTCCCTGATTTTGAACACGACGTTGTATACGACTATCGTCGACCCCATGGATATGCTGATTTACAACCCCAGTCGGGATTTAGCGCGTGACTTTTCTATGCGCCGTATCGACCGTTTGATGCTCCATTCAGAAGAAATGGGCAAGCAGCTTTTGAAAGGCAGGGATTCGGACAACGTATACGACAAGCACTTCAAAAACGGCACGATCCTTTCACTTGGCCATCCAGCACCAGGGCAAATGGCAGGGCGTCCGGTTGGCCGGGTTTTGATGACCGACTATGACAGGTTTCCGATGGATGTCGGCGGTGAAGGGGCACCATTCGACCTGGGTGCCAAACGTACCACCACTTTCGGATCCATGGCGATGTGCATGGCAGAATCATCGCCGTCCATGCCGATTATCGATCCTAAGTGGATTGCCCGCACCCCACATGAAGCGCCGCCGTGCGACGGCATTGCCAACCTGTATAACCGAGGGGACAGAAGGTTATGGCAATGGCCATGCCCGCATTGCGATACCTATTTCGAAGGCCGATTCGAACACCTCATGTGGGATAAGACCAAGCCAACGAACTTGGAAAAAGCGCGCACCGTGCAGATGGTATGCCCTGAATGCGGATGTCTGATCGATTACAAACATCGCCACGAAATGCAGCAGTGGGGGATTTGGGTACCGGAAGGGATGCACGTTGAGAATGGCACTCTCGTGGGCAAAAGGCCAGATAACCTGATTGCATCGTACTGGTTAAAAGGCGTGGCCGCGTCTTTCGTAACGTGGGAAAAACTGGTGTTTTATTACCTGAACGCCGAGGATGAATATCAGCGCACGATGTCGGAAGAGTCATTGAAGAAATTCTGGAACACCGACATGGGCATGCCGTACTTACCGAAGTCTATGCGGTCGGTCCGGTCGCCGGACAGTATTAAATCCGGTGCTATATCCTTGCCGAAAAAGCAGGTACCTGTCGGAGTCCGGTTTCTTATCGGCACCGTCGATGTGCAGAAAGCGAAATTCGTGGTTCAGGTGTGGGGAATCCGCCCCGGACAGCCTTTCGACATGGTTCTTATCGACAGATTCGACATTGTTAAATCTTTCCGCATGGACGATGATGACGAACCATTACCCATCGATCCTGCCGGGTATCAGGAAGATTGGCACCGCATCACGAAGCACGTCATTCAGGCAAAATACCCGCTTGAAGGCGAAGTCGGAAGCATGGGGGTGAAACTGACGCTATGTGACTCCGGCGGCCGCGCGGGTGTGACAGCCAAGGCATACGATTATTACCGGGAATTAAACTCGCCACGTTTCGGAC